TGCAACCCAACAGTTTTATTTAAACTTTAGAAAGCAATTTAAACTAAGACAGCAAATTAAAAAACAATTTGAAACTTATCTAGACCCTAGGCAGGTTGCTTTACTCCAAAAGAATCCAGAGCTTTTAAAGTTAGGTGGTGAAAGAAGAGAGATGACGTTTCTTTTTATGGACATCTGTGGATTTACTCCTATATCTGAACACTACAAAAACAAGGATGACCCGGAAGGTTTAGTATTATTAGTGAATGAGTTTTTAAATAAGATGACAAATATTATTTTGGATAATGGTGGAACTATAGATAAATATATGGGAGATTGTATCATGGCATTTTGGAATGCTCCATTACCCTGTAAGAACCATGCGGAAATGGCAGTTAAATCAGGGATAGAAATAGAAGAAGCAATCCGAGATTTACAAGAAGAATATAAACATCGTGGACTACCCCCTATTAATGTAGGAACCGGGATTAATACAGGAACATGTATTGTCGGTAACATGGGGTCTGAAAGTAGATTTGATTACTCTGTTATTGGAGATGCAGTCAACCTTGCAGCTAGATTAGAAGCAACCGCAGGAAGAGGACAGTACATAGAAAACAAAACAATTATGTCTAGAGAGACTGTTCTGCAACTACCGAGTCAATGGGTCTATAAAGAACTTGGAGCCATAAAAGTTAAAGGGAAGGAAGAGAGTATAACTATTTATGCTCCATTGTAGCTATCGTTAAAAAGTTGCATCAAGCTGTATTTCAATATTTTTATGTAATGGTTCCAATGCAATTCTTGCTTCTTCTAAGGCTTTAAGAATAACTAATCTATCTTCTTGATGAAAGAGGTCAATGTATTCAATGGGGAAAGCACTTAGTTCAGTAACCAGTTTATTTTCAGAGTCAATACAAAGCTTCCAACTTATTAGATTAGCTTCCTTCGACCTTTTGTTCGTCTTCATTTTTAATTTCGTTAAATGTAATTATATTTTGTTTTCCTCTGAGACCTGCTTTCATATATGATGTAGCTCTGCCTTCAAAGAAGTTTTGATGTTCGACTCCCATTACTTCATCAATCCACCCAAGAGGATTATCCTTTTGTCCAAAGTTTGTTTTTAGCCCTAGCTGAAGTAATCTTCTATCAGCTATGTATCTGTTGTAAGCATACATGTCTTTCTTTGTAAGCCCTTCGATATTACCCATATCAAAAACTAAATCTAAAAACTTATCTTCTAAAGCTACCATCTTCCTACATATTTCGTAGATTTCTTTTTTAAAGTCATCAGTCCAGATGTCTAAGTGCTCTTGAATAAATTCTCTAAATAGTTTTGTCATAGCTTCTACATGCATAGATTCATCCCGGATGCTATAGGTAACTATTTGACCCATACCTTTCATACGTCCAAAACGAGGAAAGTTTAGTAAGATAGCAAAGCTACTAAAAAGCTGTAAGCCTTCCGTAAACGCTGAGTAGACTGCAAGAGTCTTTGCAATGCTTTGTTTATCTCTTAATGTTGGCTTAAACTCTCCAACGTAATCATGCTTATCAGACATTTCTTCGTACTCTGCAAAGGCTTTGTATTCTATTTCAGGCATGCCAACAGTATCCAGTAAAAGACTGTAAGCATGTTGATGTATAGACTCCATGTTAGCAAACGAAGTCATCATCATCCGGGCTTCAGGCTTCTTAAAAATACGCATATACTTATCTACGTATCCGGACCCGACATCTACATCAGACTGCGTAAACAATCTAAAGATTTGTGTTAGTAAATTCTTTTCAGATTTAGTTAGTTCTTGCCAATCTTTGACATCATTATGTAAAGGAACTGATTCAGGCATCCAATGCATTTGATTTTGTAGAACATAGTAATCAAACATCCAAGGATATTCGAAGGGTTTATAATGTTCTCTTGTTCCTAATATACTCATTTATTCTCCATTTCTTCGGCATACTTTTGAAGTAGCCATTTGTTAAATTCCTTTTTATATTCTTGTTCTGTGTAGGTTATAGAAAGTAGTGTTTTGTTTTCATCGCAATGGTCTAGCCACATGCGTCTACAAAACTCACTAAACTTTTTATCCTTCACAAGCAATACAATCTACTTCCTCTAATCTAATACGAGGTATTTTAATATTAACATTCTCTGCAGTTCTAGCAGCATCTGACCTAAAGTAATACAAAGACTTCAACGTATGCATAGCGTACCAATGTACATCGTTGACATACTGTAAGTATTCGTCATGTATTTCTTGAGGCTCAGTTGCCTTCGGGAAAACAAAAAACAGATTTACGCTTTGACTCTGACAAACGAACTCTTGTCTTTTGTACGCATGTTCAACTATCCAGATTTGGTTAATTTCATTTGCGGTTTTAAATAATTCTTTTTCTTTATCGTCAAGAATATCTAGATGTTGAACGGACCCTTCGTTCGCAGCAATGTCTTTCCAGACTTTCTCTAATTCTTTAGCCTTGATACCTTTCTTTTTAAATAGACTTTCTAAGTTTTTATTTTTAACTTGGTAGCTACCTGATAAAGTTTTGTGCGTATATACGTTAGCACGATATGGTTCAATACTAGGGGAAGTGCCACCACATATAATAGAACTACTGGCATTAGGAGCAATAGCCAACAAATGAGCGTTACGATGGCCGCTACCATGTACATCAGGAGCTTCACCACGTTCTTCGGCAAGTCTTTTAGTAGCATCAGTAGCCTTTCCTTTGATGTGTTGGAACGCTCTGTAGTTGAAACCAGTTGCAAATATACCTTCGAAAGGTATGCCTTTACGTTGTAAATAAGCATGGAACCCCATTGCACCCAACCCGATAGACCTTTCTCTGTAAGCTGAGTATGCAGCTTTTGTAAAGGATTTTTTATCGGGTTTGACATGATTAGAAAAGCGTTTGTAGTTAGCATTATACTCCCCAATCTCGGATGTGTCAATAGCGTTGTCAATAAAATGCTGTAAAACATTGTCGAGCATGGTTACTAGGTCATCAACAAACTGTTCATCTTTGGACCATTCATCAAAGTGCTCTAGATTTACAGAGGAAAGACAACAAACTGCGGTTCTTTCTTCGTTAGTGGGTAGTGTTATTTCAGAACATAAGTTACTTTGTTTTATCTCTAGTCCTAAATCTTTTTGCGACTTAGGTAAAGCATCATTACAGTTATCTATGTTGACCATGTAAGGCTCACCAGTCTCTGCTCTCGCATTAAGTATCTGCCACCACAGCTCTCTAGCACTTACTATCTTTACAGCTTCTTTAGTCTTGGGGTCAATCAATCTCCAATCGTCATCATTCTTTATTGCTTGCAAGAACTCATTCGTTAGATTAATTCCATTGTGTAGATTAAGACACTTACGATTTATGTCGCCCCCGGACTCTTTACGAATGTTTATAAACTCTTCTATCTCCGGGTGGTCAATATCCATGTAGGCTGCATAAGACCCTCTACGTGTTATGCCTTGATTAAAGGCTAACATCTGAGAGTCAACAACTTTCATAAATGGTATTGAACCAGTAGAACGACTATTGTTAGCAGTAGCGATGCCATTACTTCTAATATCTCCCCAATATCCACCAATACCTCCACCTGTACTTGCGAGCCAAATGTTCTCATCATAATGAGAAGATAACCCATCACGACTATCAGGTACGTAATTGAGAAAACAGCTAATAGGTAAACCCCTATTGGTTCCCCCATTACTAAGAATAGGAGTGCTAAACATGAACCATAAATCGGAAGAGTAATTATAAAGTCTCTGAGCAAGCTCGAAATCGGTGTGTCCTTTAAATGTTGAAGCAAAGACTGCAGCTCTAGCAAAAGCTTCTTGTGCATATGTTTCTCCTTCCTCTTGGTAGAGGTATCTATCTTTAAGAGTGTCTAGACTAAAACGGTCTAGTTTTTTTTCTTTATTGTAATTAATGTTAATACCTAGATAAGGTTTAACTCCTACTTTATCATCAATCATTTTCTTCCTCGTTATTTAAATACAAAGCTATTAACGCATAGTGTATAATTTTAAGTAGGTCTGCTTCAGACTTACCATTCTTTTTACCATACCTCATAGCATACTTCATTATGTTTCCTATACAAAAACCTTCACCATGTCCGGCATCAATAATCATATCCGTTGCTTGATATTTAGAGTGAGCGTAGTGTTGTGTGTAAGTGCTATCAATGTACTGTTGAACTCCTCGTATGTTTATGTTCTCATCAAATTTATATTCCATAGTTATATCCATTCTTTAGGTAGTGTGTGCTCACTATACCATTTAAAATTATTTTTCTCTGCCCATTCCGCATGACTTCTTTTGGTCCCATCTTTTCTTCTTTTAGCTTGAGGCATAGGAGACGTAGGACTAGAAAACAAAAAGACTAGCTCTTGGTTAGGCCTCAAAGATTTACGTATCCAAACATACTTATTGTATTCTTGATAGTCCCAGAACCTACCTTTAGCTTCTAGTAAGTATTCTACACCATCAATAGTCTGTGTAAAGTCCGGTTCGTATTTATGTTCAACAACATAGTTTATCTTCTCTGAGTGATGACTCCAAGACTTTAAAACTGAGTTATGTAATTGATATTCCCATCCAGAATCATATCCTTTCGGAATATTTTTTTCTACAGGACGGACCTTACGTGGCTTTCTATAACCCCTCTTCACTTTGAAAATCCTTTAGGTTTACTGAATCTAATTTTTTATTTAGTCGTTTAAGGTTTTTGTAAAACCATCTTTCAGAGAACGCAGACAACATAAACTTTTTGTTTGCGTATACATATTTTTGGTCCGGCATATAGTCTTGAAAGTTTTCTACATTAACTTTCTTTGCTTCTTCTTCCGGGATGAGGGATTGAATCCATTCTACTGTAAGAGCTTTAGCTTTCTTTCTGTATCTTTTTGCTTCTTTACTGTTCATATTATTTCCTGTACGTTGGGTAACTTTGCTACGTGTGTTAGATATACTAAACCTTTAGCGTACTGAAAGGTTCTTAAGCCTTTACCATCATTTGCATCTTTATGACATTCAAACTTATGAGGACACCAGTTGCAATCTCTAGGAAGTTTCATGTTTCCTGCAGCTCCTTCAGCAATCGGTTTGTAGCAATAAGCAGGAGGAGTTTTCTTCTTCATTGCTTTCTTAACTTCTTTTATCCTATGAACTATATTAGGCTTTTCTAAATCATCCGGGATGAAAACAGTTAGCTCTCCTGTTTCTTTATTCATTACCAAGAAGCCTCCGTTGTTAGTTTGTTCGGCTGCTTCATACCCTGCCAATTGAGACAAGTATCCGAATGAATCGTTCTGAGCTAATGTACCATCTTTAAATTTTTTAAAGGCATAACCTGATGCTGTCTTTACATCAATGACTTCACCATCTATTACGCTATCCATGTGTCCCTTGATACCTTCAACTGTAACTTCTTTCTGTTCTCCTTCTACAACGTGTCCTGTCAACCGGACAAAAAACAAAAGTAAAACCTCAAGTAAATGCCCGTATAAAAACTTAATAAACGTAGGACCATTGATTCGTTCCTTTTCTTGTTCTGTATTTAAATCGTACCAAAGCCTACGAGTAGGTCGTCCAATGTTGGACATACGCAAACCATTCTTAGGTCTTTCAACAGGGGTTGCCCAATGTCTCAGAGCATCTTCCATGTCCCGTCCAAATTGTTCATACATTTCTTCCGGGATGTCTATAGCTTCATCATCTGCTAACACTTCAATGGTGTTATAAATATCTTGGACAAGCGTATCTAAAGTTTTATTTTTCTTCGTCATCTTTAATATCCTTAAAAGCTTTGATAACATCTGTAGAAAAAAGCTTTTGTAAATTAACTAAATACATACGACTTGCATTATTATCTCCACCCGATACAGTCTTAAATGTATCTAGCTTGTCTACTATCTTTTTCAATGTATCTGTTTTAAAAACTAAAGTACAATATTCATCGTCCCCTATACACAGGTTATGAAACCAGTAGTCGGATTCTGTTGCTCTTATCCCGGAGGGCTTACCCCATGACTCATACTCTATACAAATGTTACCGGTGTTTTGCCAGATGTCTCTTTCTGATTTAACTTCTACCTTTTTGTCTGTTAGCATTGCTGCTATCTTTTCTTCCCTGATTTCACCATACATTAAATCAAGGTCAAACTTCTTTCTGTTTTCTTTAGTGGGTTTCATTCCAACTATCTCCTATCTTGTACTCACCGGTAAGTGGGCATCTTAGGTTGTACTCTTTAGATGCTTGTTCTATGCACCTAACTGCTAGTGCACCTACATGTTCAGCTTGTTTCTCAGGGACTTCTACTTGCCATTCATCGTGTATGTTGCCTACGATTTTAGCAGGTATAGTTTGTAATCTTAACATGTCATCGAAGATAATCAATGCCTTTTTCATAGTAATTGCACCACCGCCTTGAAGTAAAGTATTCAATGCAGCATGTTTATGTCGTAACCATATCTTCCGACCATCTAATCCTTTGAGGTAACCTTTTGTAGCTGCTCTATTAACTCTGTCTCTAAGAGCTTTAAATGAAGGCTGACTATCGAGGAAAGACTCTCTAAGTCGTTTACCATCTTCTCTGTTTCCTTGCACGATTGAACCAAGCTTTTCATCTCCTGCTCCGTAAATGAGTGCGTAGATGAATGTCTTAGCCTTATCTCTTGATTCAAGTCCTGCAGCTTTTTGATTAGCGGTGTGAATGTCTCCGTTGATAATTTCATTTGT